TGGCGTTCAGCTTGAACTTGGCGGGCTTGCGGGCCATAACTTATTCTTTATTAAGTTGAGTCTACCAGGCTTGGTAGCGTGAAACTTGCGGCAATGCTCGATCACCCCTGCCCCAGGTGACCGATGTCATCTGCGGTGCTGTGCGCTTACTGCAATAGTTGATTGCCATGGTCAGTGCGTCGACCATGTCATCGTTCTTCGATGCGGGGAAGAGGCTGAACTCGTTAATGAAGGCGTCAAGCCAGGGAGCAGATGCTGGCAGGTAGACGTTGCCAGCTTCAACAATGGGCACGATACCAGAGGCTCGGGCCTCCTTGGATCGATCGGGCCTGAAGCCGATCAGGCCAGGCACCTTCTTCTGCATCATCTGGTAAACAGCGTAGCCTGATGCCGCAAGCTCGATCACGGTACCAGATAAAGCGTGCCGCTTGTACATCCTGGCGATCATGGCCATGGTGCCAACCACGTCTAGCTTCTCGCGCACCAAGTCTAAGACATAGAATTGGCTGCCAGCCTGTCCAACAACGGCGCCGACCACGTAGTCAGCCTTCTTGCCAGCGGTAAAAGTGGCGTCAACTGACAGCATGACACGCTGGAACTCCGGCATCTGGGTATCCCAGTCGTAGTACTGCCACCACGACGGGTCGAACATGTTGCCGCCCTCTGGAGCAGGGCGCTGCTGATACAGGGACGCGAAGTCACGGGAGCCCACGGCCTCGCGGATGCGCTCCAGGTCGTCCACATCGTAGCGCTGGGGGCACAAGGCCTGGCCGATCTCCTCGCGCCAATCAGCGATGACTTCGCAGTGCTCAGGCAGGATTGGACGATCGTCTTCGTCCTCGTACAGTGCCGGCAGATCAACGATAGTCCAGTTCTCGCGGCCTTTCTCGGAGACGTTGTGCTCGTTCTCTAGTAGCTGGCCGATCATGTCGTTCTCGGACCACCGGGTCTGAATCACGACAATGGCGCCCACGTGGGGCTCAAGACGTGTGTACAGGGTTGAGGTGTACCAGTCGTTGAGCTTGTCCATCATGCGGGCGCTCTCGGCGTCCTCGCGGTTCTTCACAGGGTCATCGATGATCAGGAGGTGACCAGATCGACCAGTGATAGCACCGCCGACACCAGCAGCCCACAGGCCACCACCGCCCTCGGTACTCCAGGCGTTAACTGCCTGACTACTGGGATTCAGAAGTCCGCCGGCTTCACGGTAGAAATCGCGAGCCTTGCGGGAGAATCCTTCGGCGAGTTCGGCTGAGTAGGAACTAATGCCGACATACCGATCGGGATGAGCAAGAAGATAAGCAGCAGGCAAAAGTTGGCTTGCAAGCAGGCTCTTTCCGTGGCGAGGCGGGACCTGAAGTATGAGTCGATTGCACTCTCCGTCGATAACCCGCTGGAGCTGCTCGATAACCGTGGCATGAAATTTGTAGAATGAATAATTAGGGAAAACCTTGCGGATGAACTTCCAGAACACGACCTTGTCGCCGCGCTCTAGCCGCTCGGCCTTTTTGGCCTTGACGGCCTTGACCAGGTCCTGTCCCTGAGCGGCCTTCTGAAGATAGTCCTTGCCGAGTTTAGAGCTCATTCGTCCAGGGGGATTTCATAAGGATCTACGTCAGTCACGTCTTCAACGTTAACCTGCTCAAGCTCTTGGTCTACGACCTGCATGAGTTCATTAACGCCAAGAGAGGTTGCCCAAGCCTGTCGACCCTGCTCGCTGATGTTAGCAGCTGCACGCATCAGACCGGAGACGAGGCCCATGGGGATATCCTCACCCTCGGCGTCGGCTTTCTCGATGCGCTTCTGGATGATTACCAGTAGGTCATTGCTGACAGCGGTGAACTTTTCGGCCTGCTCCTGCTGGGTAGCGCGAAACTTCTCGATAGAATCGCGATGCTTGCGGCGCTCAATCTTGCTGGCATCCCTGAGAGCCAGGGTCATCTGGGTCTTGTCGTGGTGCGCTGCACGACGCTGCCACTCGTATTTCTTCGCCCACTCTTGGATGGTGTTCTCGGAGACCTCTGCAACCTCGGCGGTGGCGACATAGCTGCGGCCTGCTCCCATGTTCATGTAGAAGCAAAACGCCCGATATTGTTGATCGGTTTCGTGGCGACCGGCTGTCTCTACTCGATACCCACGACGAAAGTTGGTGATCGGTCCTGGGTTATAGGGTGGCTTGGCCTCACGCCAAGAGCTCGGGTCGCTAGTCATAGCAGTGCATCTCGCGAGCTAGTATGCCAAAGCATTAAAAAAGGCCCAGAGGGCCTAGAGTTTCCAGTCGAGGTCGCTACACGCGGCGTAACAGGTTGGAAAGACCTGGGAGAAGATTGCCCGAGCCTTGTGCGCCACCAGCATGTGCTCTTCCTGGGTGCCATGACCGCCACGAAGGGCGATGTAGTGCATCCAGCTGCGGCAGTTGGCTGTCATGTACAGAGTGGTCTCTGCGGCCTGCGGGAGAATTGCCCGAGCACATTCCTTGGCCACGCCGTGATCCAGCATTGCCTTGTAGATCTCCTCGGCATCGCGGAAGTGCTGATCGAGCTTGGCCTCGAACCACAACTGAGTGGCCTCTGGAAGCTCGTCTACGCTCTTCTGGCGGTTCTTGGGGTGAGGAGCCCTGAGCTGGGGCATATGGATGTTCAAGGGGGCGTCAGCCTCTCCTGCGTAGCGTCTAGACAACTGCTGGAAGCAGAAGCTGCGGTGGCGCAGGATCTGGGTCGCAATATCCAGGGTCGTGGTGACCTTGAGTGTCATCGAGGCATGCTCGAAGACGGACCAGTGCGCGTTCTTGATGCAGTAGCCCAGCAGGCCAGCGAAATTGGGGTTGTCCTGGTTGTTGGGGTTGGACACCCTGGCCACGTAGGCCATGAACTGCTCAGGGTCGGGTGAGTGGCCCTCCAGCTCCACTAAGGGGAAAGAACGGTGATCGGTATTGAGAATTGCCATCAGTACTCAGTGCGGGTGCGGGGGTTGTAGGGGTGGCGCTTTTTGGATCGGACGGTGTCGGCGATACTATCAAGAGCTTCATCAAGGATGCGAGCCCCACCACAGTAAGGGCCCCGCGAATTGCGGTCGCCCTCGACAATCCAGTCGTACCAGCCATCGATCTCTTCAATAGTAATTTTCATTGGACTTCTTGAAATGATTTGCCAAGTTGGATGTTGCTCACGGTGGTTTGGTCGATCGAGAAGAGCTGTCCGATCTTCTCTTGGCTCATTTTACCACGTAGCGACCGGATCCGTCTTACGTCATCCTCTGATAGGTGGGTGCGAGGGTGATCGCAGTTCGCAAGGCGAGTGCCGTCGCGAAGCCTGTCTTGCCCGTTGTTCTGGGTGTACGAACCGAACGACAGGTTTTGCAATTCATTACAATCACGTCCTTTTGGCCCGTGTAAGACGATCTCATTCTCCTTTGGATAGTACCCGAAAGATTCCAGCACGACTCGGCCAAGGACTCTCCTCTCTTGCTTTGCTCCAGCCTGATGGGTCAGGCAGACGGTCCAGTGTCCCCCTGCCGACCGACAGAGAGTCATCATCTTCGCCTTCCTTAGATGCCCCTTGCCGTCGATATACGGCACGGAGCGCACATTCCCCAGATCCGAGGCTTCGTAGCGCGGGAAACCAGGAACTGGCCTCCACTGCTCAGAACAGGTCATCGGACACTCCTCCTTGGTCGATGAACTGATACCATGACGGGTAGGTCAATTTGTTTATCATAGCAGGCTTGTTGGGCCATTCGCCGCTGGCTTCGCATTCCTTATAGATCTGGATGGCGCGATCAAACTTCCTTCGACCCTCAGCTGCCATTTCGTCGTCAACCTCAAAGAGGGTCACGGTGTAGGGAGCTTTTCGCTCAACCGCAACAAAGATAAACCTAAAAGGCTTGCCGTATGCAGCCTCGGCGGCGGTTAAATACGCTCCCGCTTGAAAGTCGTAACCCAGGCCAACCACTTTCTTCTGGAACAGCTCAGGATCCACGCTATCGGTGGTCTTGAGGTCCAGGACAATGCCCTCGTCTACCAGCAGGCTGTCCAGGCGGGCCTTGCAGCGCACGCCTTCCCAGTCCCAGTAGATCGAGACCTCGTTACGCTTGATGTACTCGGCGTCAGTGCCGGAATACCATTGCAGGCGGCGCAGGGAGTCGGCCATGCCTTGCACACTACCCCAGGGGTCGTCCTTGCCACCCTCGGACAAAGCCTTCTTGCGGCCCAGCTCAGCCTTCCAGGCCTTGCCCTCCTTCGTAGCCAGAGACAGGCCGTCAGGCTTCTTGACGTATTGAGCGTCAAACGCCTTCTGGCCGTCCAGCACCAGACAGTGAGCAGCGGTTCCAATCTCCATAGCAGGAGTGGTGATGAACTTTTGCTTCAGGGCGGCCTGGTAATGAGCAGGGCTCTCTAGGATCTTCTTGAGCGATGACTGGTTAACGCCTTCCTCGCGCCGGTAGTCGAAGTCGCTCTGGTTGTATGAGACTTCAGCCAAGGTCAAAATAGTGGTTCGTGATCACAGTCTAATAGCCAGACCCTAATTACCCACTTGGACTCGGCCTTTGGGGCCTTGGTCCACTTGACCTCGAGCTGCGGAATGATAGAGACTCGGTCGTCCTTCCAGACAACGCCGTTTACGGAGTCAAACAGGGCGCCAATGATGTTGTCACCGTCGGCCCGTCCTTCGCCGTAGACGTCGATCTCAACACGAAGAGGCCCCTCGAGAGGAGCCCCCTTGTATTGCTCTTGCACCTGGCGAAGCATTTCTTTTTGCTTCTTTTTGTACTCGGCTGGCATAAAGGTCCCACGAGAGGTCACGCGGGGCCTTGCCTTCGAGAACAACGGCATGTGAACAATGATCTCAATCACAGGTTTTCGACCAGTAACAGGATCAGCTGGAAGAGGCCATACGATGCGAGCATGGCCATGAACAGGTAAGAGAGGAATGTCATAGCAACATCCTTGCGGCCTCATCAGGTGTACTAGCATACCGCCAGAGAGTTTGCTCAGTGTCGCTAATGTAGCCGTGCGCAAAGAGCCGTGCAGAGGTGTCTCGCATGATCTTCTTCCACATCGGACCCACCAGAATCAGCGGCTTGTCCACCATGTGCTCCACCTGGAGCAGCTGAACCACCGTTAGGATTTCCAGCTGAGTGCCATAGCCACCAGGAAGAGCAATGAAAGCGTCGCAATCATCGGTAAATTGCTTGAGTCTGGTAAAGAAATTGTTGTGGTGACTATCCACCTGCACTGATGCGTTTGTCTCGGACTCAAATGGCAGGTAAATTGAGTATCCGAGCGAACAGGTGCTTCCCTCGCATCCAAGCTTTGCGCCTTCGTTAGCAGCCTCCATGAGACCGGGGCCACCACCAGTGGCGATTGTCCAGCCATGTTCAGCCAGCAGGCGGGCAGCCTGTACAGTTTCGTAGTAGATTGCCGTGTCGGGGGCCGGACGTGCCGACCCGAAGAGTGCTACGGTGCTCATGTGGTGATGCTCCAATGGTTTTCTAATTTGAAGGCACAGGCAGTAAGGTGAGCCTTCTCTGCCGTCGGGTGAGTCCCGAGGTAGTACCTCTTGCCTTTCAGCTTAATCCTGGCCGCGAATCTTAGGCCAACTGGCTCAACCCAGCGCAGCCCGCAAGTCCCGATCGGTCGAGAGGTCGAACCTGTGCGGTAGCTGCGATTGTTGGCCTGCTCCTTGCGGGTGGCCCAGCGGCAATTCCACGGGGCGTAGGGTCCGTTGTTGTCAATGCGGTCAAGCGAGTGGCTAGGGCTCGGCTTAGGCCCTACGTCTGCGGCAAAGAGCTCAAAAGAGTCCCACCTGCTGCAGACAACGGTGCCCCTGTTGACGTACCTTGGATCGTGCCGACAGCGCCAGCGCATGCTCTTCCACGTCTTATAGAGTGGGTGCGTTTTCATGTCGTCGGGCCGCCATACAATCCGAGGGTGTAAGTGGTGCCGCTTTTGTCGACGCCGAACATGATGCCGCGGCGCTCAAAGGTGCTTATGATCTCGTTCTCTTCGAACTGATCAAGGTCCTTATGGAGCTCAGCCACATCGAAGTCGCAGGAGGGGTACTCCAGGGCGGCCTCCTCAGGATCGGGGTCGTCAGAGTAGACTTCCACAGGCCCCAGGGAGTCGTCCCAGCCGAAGGTGTCGGCATTGGTCTCGAGGATGTACTCGTAGCCGTCGGCGGCGCAGGCAGCGTAGTCCTCTAGCACGTCCTCATAGGTCGTGGCGTAGGGCACGTTGGTGGCGTTGATGGCCTCGATTTCGCGCTCCAGGTAGAAGATCGACTTTCGCAGATCCTCGACGGTCTTGGAGGGGTCCTTGCGGCCAGCCCGTGAGATGTATTTCAGGGCTGACCCAAGACGGTAGTTCAATTGCCAGTCTTCGATGACCTTGAGCGGCTCGTACTGGCGACCCTCGACGTAATGAGAGGGACGGTTTACCATGTCGGTCATGTCAAATGCTCCAGTAGTGTTCTAGGCGGTGAGCAACGGCAGCAAGGTGTGCCTGCTCGGGGGTGTTGTAGGTGCCGACGTGAAAAGTTTTCCCGTCTAGCCTCCATGCTGCCTCGTAGCGGTCTCCTTTTTTGTACCTCCTCAGTCTAATATACTTGAGACCGAGCGGGTTGGAGGTGGGTCGAGCACGTTGGTTCTTAGCCTGTTGAGTGGGCGTAGCCCACCTGCAGTTGCCTGGTTCGTAGTCGCCGTCGTTGTCTATGCGATCTAGGGAGTGGCCGTCAGGCTTGGGGCCCATGTCGGAGACAAAAGCCGCGAAACCTGGCGCCCACATTCCCTTGCCTCGCATGTGCCCAGGACACCGCTCGCTCCAGGCGGCACAGACACTGACTCCGCGCCCGCCGTATTTGTGCCAGTCCTTGCTACCAATGTTCTCGCAGCGGTTAAGCATGCCAGACCAGGTGCGGTAAAGTGGGTGATCCGATGATCTCATTTCGCCTCCTTTGGCTTAATGTTCCTGGCGTCGTAACAGATTACGCGGCGGGAGCCAATCTTCAAGAAGACAACGCACCGATCGCGGTCTGAGTGTTCCACTGTGCCAGTCATCCACCCTGATCCGCAAAAGACCTTGATTTGGGTGCCCTTGCGGAAGACAGGGAGGGGGTGGGCTGGCTGCAGCATTCGCTCAGAAGCCTTGACAGCACTGGGTTTTGGCTTGTAGGTGCCATCTTTGAGTAGACGTGCCATTACTTCACGTCCTCATCGCGAAGAATGATTGCGTTTTCCAGTGTGTTCCACTTTTCCTGGGCCTGCTTGAAGTTCAAGCCCTTGAACCGCTCTTTGGTGGCTTTATCGAAGACACAGAACTGGCCCTCGGAGGGGCCGTTGCCTAGTGACTCGTTGACCTGGCGCTCTAGCTCTCGCTGGTAGCGCTGTTGGCGCTTTACTTTGTTTTGGCGTCTGGGCATCAGAAGGGCACGGGTAAGCGGTTCTTTTCGTCCATCGACAGGTCAGCCAGCAGGTGGTGCGGCAGTGCGCCATCGAGAGCGGTGACCACGTTGATCACCTTGTGAACGTTAACTCGATTCTCTCCCAGGGTGAGGACCCAGATGTCCTGGTTCTCGTTGTAGCGGCAAGTGCCGTCGGAGATGAGCTCTCCCAGCACTTCGTCGACCAAGATCTCGACGCGAGACCGGTCGCTGTAGTCCCCCTCCAGGGCGTCCCAGGCGCCCGTCTTCAGGTCCTCGGTGGAACATACCGCAGTCACGGCTGCAACCACCTCGTGGGGCCGTACAGCGCCCCTGTAGAGCAGGATTGGCCACACGAACGACCGGACGTGCGCAAGAGTGAGCAGTGGGGTGTCATCGAACAGGAGCCCAGCAAAGCCGGGAGCTTCCATTGATTCTTCGTAGTTCATCGTTTCTCCGATAGGGAGTGGTTCCAGTATAGCACATGAAAAAGGGGCCCGTAGACCCCTTGTGTCTTCTGCAATGAGATCAGAAGGCGTCCCCGCCACCAGAAGCCTCTTTGCGAGGCTCTAAATAAGTTACCCGAGCGTTCCTGACGTCTAGGTACGTGCGTCCGTTATACTCGCGCTGGACGAGTTGGCCATGAACGGCCACCTTGTCACCACGCTGCAGGCGGTCGGCAGCAATCTGGGCAGCCTTGCCGCGCACTTCAACACGGTAGAACTGACCAGGAGCATCCTCGCCGGGCTTGCTGTAGACGTACTCGCGATCCACCACAGAGAAGGTGGAGATAGAGTCACCGCTGTCAAACTGCTTGACGGTCACAGGGGGCTCGCCCTGCTTGCCGGTGACGGTTCCTGCGAGAGAGATTGAAGCCATTGGTTTCGTTTCCTTAGAAAGGTGTACTAACAGTTTACTGGGCGCCGACGTATTCCTTGATCATGGCAACGTGCTTGCGAATGGCCTTGCGGCCCTCGGTCTTGTTGCGAATCTTGAACTTGTACAGAGCGCTGTCAATGTTGCCGATTCGGGCATAGGTCATGACCAGCTGCTGCATCTGCTCGTCGATGCCAAGCCTGTTCATGATGCTGTAGCAGTAGTCGTGGTTGAACGTTTGCTGTTCGCCAGAGCGGTGAGTCAGGGACTGATCCTCGGCAATGGTTTCACCGAGATTGCTGGTGCCGTCGTTCTGCTCAGTAGGGATGTCGATAGAGGTCATGGTGTAGGCCTTGGAAGCGCTCTCGGCGCAACCGGGCACCCAGCTGGCCACCTTCTCGTTGCGGGCCTTGCCGTGCTTCAGGTAGTAGAAGATCTCGGAGGCCGACGACTCGGGAACGCGGATGGTGCTCATTGTGTCGACGTGGTAGCGACTAACGGCACGATGCACCCATGCACGAGCGTATGTAGAAAAGGCATATCCGCGCTTAGGGTCGAACTTTTCAGCAGCTTTACGCAGGCCAAAGAACGCCTCCTGCAGCAGGTCAATACTCTTTGCATCACCCCAGTTCACATCAGCACGGGGCAGAACGTAGGCACGAGTCCACTTGAGGGCCAGGCGCAGGTTGTGCAGCGCAAGCTTGTTGACGAGCTTGTTATGCAGCTTGGAGCCAGGCTCAGATTTCTGGATTCGCTGGCTAAGGATCACAACCTCCGTGTCAGTCAGGATGGGGTAGCGATTAGCCGCGTCGGCCCAGGATTGAAGGGAGTCAAAAGACATTAGCGTTTCCTCGTTGAGGTCTTACCTGTTCATTGTACCACAAAAAAGGGGCCCTAAGGCCCCATGAACGCTTCTTTGCCATCAAAGAAACTTATGAATCCCGCCAGTAGGTCACCACTGCTCGCCTGCATCGTCCGCTGGGGCGTACTTGGCATTGAGCTCTTCGGCGCTCTTGGCTGCGAGGGTCTTGAGACCTGCTTCCCACTTGCCGCCGAGCTTGGCGACGATCGCATCGATGGCGCGGGTGTCGACGCCTTTGGCGAGGGCTGCCTCACGAAAGGAGGCCTCAGAAGCCTCAGAAGTGCCACCAGAACCCGCTGCAGGGGCCGCCTTGGGCGCAGCCTGGGCAGCTTGAGCCTTTGGGGCTGCCTTGGGGGCTTCACGGGGCTCCTCGGCGCCGTAGCCGGACTCCAGGGCGATCTTTGCCCACAGCTCGTAAGCCAGGCCAAAGGTCATAGCAGCTGCCATGCACATGCCGCGCCGCTGAGTATCTGTAATGTCCCGAGCTGCGATCTTGTCGTAGGGGATCGAATTGTTCTTGTGATCCATCACTGCCTGGGGCAGGGCGGGGGTCACGGTGCCGTCGACGTGACGGAAGCGGATCATCAGGTAGCCGCCGACAGGAGCGCGGTGCAGGAGTTCGCCTTCTGCGTTGGGCTCGTAGTCAACCATCCAGCCTGGCGCGTTCTGACGCAGCAGGTTCATGGTGCGGGACCAGTTGATGTAGCTGGCGCTGAAGCGACCGGAGCCAATCGACTCGACGAGGTCTTTGGTCGCTACGCCTGCGAGATTGGGGAGATCAGCCATCTTTACCTTAGAAAGGGACTTCTACAGTATAGCAGCCCAAAGCGCGTGGATGTTGATTCCGCCAAACAAAGCGGAAAGGCCGACCATGTCGAACGCCTTCTGCTTCAGGGCGAACGGGACGAGGAGGGCTTGACAGACTAGGTTGATGGCGACACCGGGAATGGTGTGCTTCTGGATCATCAGGAGGTAGCTCACGACGCTCAAGCACGAGGCGAGCATCCTAAACCGGTTTGCGTTCATCGGAGGGGGTGTGACAGCTCTCCGATCGTATCACCCCAAAAGGAGGATGCGCAAGTTAAGAAACAAGTAGAAACCTGACAAAGCGCAAAGGTCCCACATCTTGAATCTCAGGGCGAAGGGCAGCATGAGCAGCTGACCTGTCGAATTGATCAGGATCCCAGGCAGGAGGAACCCGCTAGTGATCGTCGCGTAGGCCGTGATCAGGCAGACAACACCTGCTCGACGGAGCCAAATGGTTTGAGTGTCAGTCAGCTTCACGGTTCCTCGAAGAGGTCTTGCTTTGGGGTGTGCATGGCCGCGGCCGCGGCTTCACGAGATGCTTCCAGCTTACCGGCCTGGGCCGCCTTGCGCCGACGCTTCGTCCTCCGCTTGTCCTTGATCGATTGGAACTCCTTCGGGTTCTCTAGCCGCCAGATCGATCTGAACGCCATCAGGTACCAGCGAGGCCAGATGCCCGTACCAGCCACCAGGGACCAAATCCGAGGCTCCTCTTCTGGGTGGTAGTTCAGCAGGCGCCCAATGGCTTCGCCTCCCTCCCGGTAGAAGGGCATGGCTTCTTCTCGACGGCGCTTTGAGATTCGCATCACAAAGAAAGATAATTTCTTAGAAGAGTATTTCTTTGTATATATAGAGAGGGTGATCGCCCAGTGATCAGGCTGGGTGATCGGAGAGTGATCAGGGGTGATCGCCGAGTGATCATGATCGGTGAGTGATCAGGGGTGATCGGCGAATGATCACCTGGGCTGGTATGATGGGTCTATCCCCGGCCATGATCCTATGAGAATCATCAAGCCACCCATCGAGCTCTTGAAGGAGCGCGGCGGGTTCGCCTCAGTCCCCAACGAAGTCGTCGACCACCCGTACTGGGTGTCAGCTCGGGCAGACTCTGCCTTTGCTGCGCTGGTCAAGCTTTATCGGGTCGGCGGCTATAAGTTTCCGAACCTGCGTCAAGTGGCCGAACAGACCGGATACAACTACAACACCTGGCGTCACCATCTGCGGACGCTGGTTGAAGCAGGCTTCGTGCGCAAGATCGGACTGGACCTGGAGCTGTATCCGTTCGAGGATGGCATCGAATTACCGGAGGCCGACACTCCCGAGTTCAAGCCGACTGCAGCGCCTGTGGCCCAGGAGCGCATCGTAGCCGAGGTTAAGCCTAAGACCGCTGTCCGTCTGCCGAAGGGTGAACGCGAGGCCCGGATCATGGAAGCTTGGAACTCCAATCTGCCCGAGGGCTGGAAAGAAGCCAAGGAGGTGCCACTTCCGGTCAAGTGCGCCATCGACCACCACATGAAGGAGTGCGGAATCACCTCTGGCGAGTATGACAAGTTCATTCCTGCGGTCCTCCGCATGGCCGAGCACATCAAGAAGCCACCTGTTGGTCAGGTAGAGCTCGGCTGGGTGTTTGGCTGGGACAAGTCACCCGCTAAGCCGCTAGAACAGTGGAAGGTCGACCAAGTGAGGGACCTGTACAACGCCGGCAAGAAGGTCAAGACCTATCGCCGAGCAGATTCCATAACATGGGGCGATGATCAACAAGTGTTAAGCCTGTTCGGCGGCAAGCCCTACCGAGGTGTACAGTTCAAGCGAGTCGACCGTATTCGCATTGAAGAAGACCAGGAGGTTATGCTGTTCGCAGCGCTCAACTACCTGCAGTTCAACGACGAGTACACCGTCGAGCAGGCCAAGACCAAAATTGCTCAGGCGGGCGTTGAATGGAGAGATGTATGGGCAGAGCCCGGTACCCTGGTTCTATTGTATCGAAAGGACGCGAGCAAGATCCCGTTTAACTGGAACCTCCACGAAACTCCCAACCTTTTCCTGAACCCGTGAGCAAATTTCCCTTCTACATCCAGCAAGCCGTCGACCTGGACCTGCTCCAGGCAGATGGCGACAAGATCGTTAGCTGCAGAGAGGATGCCGTCAAAACGGTCATGGGCACGGCTAGGCTCATCGAGAAGATCCAGCCAACCACGGCCGCCAAGACTGAAAACACCACCGACCAGGAGGCAATCGTCCTCTGTCGCGTTCTGTCTTCTCCAAGCGGTAAGGCCCGGGACC